CCTGCAATTTGTCTAAGGTCTTTGTCTGGTGACCATATAATATATTTGTCTGGGTCTTTTGTTGCATAAATACCAAGCAAATCGTCAGCTTCAAGATGTTCCATAAATTTTGCTCTATGTTTCTTTTTTAGGTGAGCACGAACTGCAGGTAAACATACTGGTTTTCTCTTATCAGTTCTGTTTGCTTTATATTCAGTATCTATTTCTTTCCTAAATACTTTTTTACCAGAAAGAAATACCATTTTCTTTTTACATTCAGATTGCTCCATAAGACTATCTATAATCTCATCAGCTTTCTGGCAAGTCTCAGACTCAAAACTATGCAGAGTCCAAGTATCATCATCCCATTGTATAGGATGTTCTGAGGCAGATGCAGCTTGATATGCTACAATGTCTCCGTCAATCAGTAGTACTTTTTCCATTTTTTTCTCCAATCTTTGGTACTAGGTTTTTATAAAGTTTTAGTGTGTCTTTTGCAAATAGTTTTGATAAATTAATTAGATACATTTTAGATGCATAATTATCACCACCATTTACTATTTTTTCGTAATCTAAATTTTTTATAACTTGTTTCAATACTTTTACATCAAATACAAGTGTACAAAAAACTTGACTACCTACTGAAAGATTATGAAACCAGTAATCAGCTTTTGTAGCTGCAATCCCACTTGGTTTTCCATAACTTTCAAATTCGATTGCTATATTACCAGAACGAGTCCACACATCTCTTTCTGTTTTTACTTCAATCTTTTTATTCTCAAGCATATCAAGAATTTTATCTTCGTGAAGCTTTCCAAAAGCAAGGTCAATATCAAAATCTTTACGAGTTTCTTTAGTGGGTCTCAGCCCAATTCTTTCCGATTTTGAATTCTCCGTCAAGGGGAACTCTGAAGTTGTAGTATTCCCCTGCTTTTTTGATTGCTTCGACACAGATTTTACCAATTTCCTCTCCTTTATGTTTTTTAACTAACACCTGCACTTCATCGTGTACATAAGCTACTTGTTTATAACAACAGCCATCAATATACCCTTTTTCTTTTAGCAAGTCGTGAAATATAACAATCCATCGTTTTGTTAGAATTGCTCCACAACTTTGGAGAAGAGTATTTAATGCTGCGTGTGGGTGCATAACTGGTATTCTTCTTTTATCTATACCATAAATATACCCATTCTCTGCAGTTTTTTGAACAGATTCTGTTAGGTTTTTTAATGCAGGTATCTTATTAAAAAACTCTGCTTTTATCCTGCTACCCTCTTGGCTACCTTTACCAATAATCTTACCAAGTTTCTCGTTCCCTGCCCCATAAATGAGAGCATAGATGAAAGTTTTGGCATTATCACGAGTTGGTAACCCTGCTGCATTCTGGTTAATTGTATGGATGTCATCGTTAACAACCTGCTTACCATATCTACCATTATCCCAGTTAGCCATATAGTGGGATAAGCAACGCAACTCCAAGCTACTAGCATCACAACCCATAAGGCTGTAGTCAGCATCAGCATAAAACAAACTACGACAATCCACCCCATATGCAGCTTTGACACTAGGTATTTGAGCCATATTTGGGTTCTTGTGTGTGCATCTCGAAGTGTATGTTCCCATTGGGTTAACATATCCATTTATCTTTCCTTTCTTTACTAGTTTTAACCAAGCTTGTTTACCCTCGGCAAGTTGTCCTAGTCTTTTTTGTATTGTTAAATATTTAGTTAGTATTTTTGCCTCTGGATAATCCAAAGAACTAAGAACTTTTTCATCTACTTTAGGTAATCCAGTCTCTGTAAAAATTTTTGGTTTCCATTCATACTTTTCTTGTAGCATTCTGGCTATATGTTCTCTACTATTGGGATTGAACTCAGTAACAGTTCTCTTAATAGTAGGTACACCTTTTTGATAACCATATTTTTTACTGTTGACTTTTGGCACAAACTCTTCTTCGTGTACCCAAGCAGTTACATCTTTCTTCAAGTCTGTCTCAATGAGACATCTCTCGTCATTTAACTTAGAGAATAGCTTTTGTGCTGCCTCCTCGTCAAAAGGAAAGCCGTGTTCTTGTTGTGCAAACAAAATTTCTTGAATTCTATGCTCTAACTTAACTGCATCTTGAGAATACTTTATGTTCTCAAATTTTTTATACAGACAAGTATTTAGCCAAACATCTTGTTGACAATATTGTAACATATCTTCAGAAAAAACAGAAAAGTCACTTTCTTCTGCAAACTTTCCTTTGTTTACACCTATTCTATACCCCCAAGCTTTTAGACTGTGTGAGCCTATAAGTTGTGGTGGTAAATTACCTTTTCTAAATAATTTAAAGTCTCTATTTTTTCTATCTGGAAAATATAATCTACCCAGTACGAGGGTATCAAGCACTATTGCTTTTGGTTCTACATCATATAGTTTTTTTATAACTGGTAAGTCAAAACATATAATATTATGACCAATGAGAACTTCTGCTTTCTGTAGAAATTCTATACCATCTCCAATAGTGTCCTCTTTAAAAATGTACTCTTTATCATTGTCGCTGACATCTCTGGCAACAATACAATGTATCTTAGTAACATTCTCTAAAAGTCCGTCAGTTTCTATGTCAAATACTAGTTTCATTTAGTTCATCCTTTTCATTAAAAGTAATATCATCTATAGCATCTTCATCAGTAATAGTCAACTCACTCATACGAGCAGTATGTTTGTCATAACCTAACTTACAAGCTATGCCAGTCTCTCCAGTCCACCTATTCTTCAATACTCTTACAGTTGTTGTAGGAGAATTATCAGATAAGTTTCTTTCACAACCAATACAAATATCTGTTAGTTGTGCAATACCACTAGAACCTCTTAGCTGACCAAGACTTACTCTTGCTCCATCAGTATGGTCTTTACCATCTGGTCTTTTTAGATGTGAAACTAGTATCAAGCCAACTTTTAGTTCTTCTACTAGTCCTCTTAATTTTGTCATAGTATTATCAATAGTTCGTCTTTCGTCTCCCTCTGATATACCAGATACAACAATACTAATATGGTCAAGAACAATAAAAGAACACCCACAACCATTAGCAAGGTATCTAATCTTAGCCAATAAATTATCTGACTCAGTAGAACCCCAATGGTCATAAAGATATACTCGTCCAGTTCCTAGTGTTTCTTCAAAAGATTTTTTTAATTCTTTATCAGTTACATCAACATTACCAAGGTGTAGTGGTTTGTTGAGTGCAATAGACATAAGCCCAAGGGCTGACCTCTTTACACTTTCTTCAAGAGCAATATAACCAATTGTCTGTCCTTGATGTAGTAAGTAATGTGCAATCTCTCTACAGAGTTGACTTTTACCTACACCAGAACCTGCAGTTATGGTTACAATCTCTCCTTTTCGTAATCCAAGTGTTTTACTATTTAAACCACTAAATGGATATTCAAATGATTCAGTATCATCTGTTGATGAGACTAACTCCCATAAATCTGCTCCATTTACAATACCATCTGGTCTAAAGTCCTTGGCATCCCACATACAATCAATTAATTCATTTACCTTTCCTGCTACTAACATTTCGTTAGCATCTTTCATTGGTAAACTAGCAATCTTTGCTTTGTTGGGTGGTAATATGGATGCACAATCTTGGGCAGCTTTTCTTCCTGCCTCATCATTGTCAAACATAAAAACAACTTTGTCGAATTTATTTAACCACTCCAAAGCTTTAGCGACATCTCTTTTTGCCCCTGCTGCTCCGTGAGGTACAGAGACAACAGCCCATTTATTATTTAAGGCTTGGCTCATTGACAGAGCATCAATCTCTCCCTCGACCACAGTTACTTGTTTTCCACCATCTCTCCATAGCCATTGACCATACAAAGATACTTTTTCAGTCTTACCAATAAATAAAAAATCTTTGTTAGGAAATCTTAATTTTTGTGCAATGACTGTTCCTTGATTATCTTTATAGTTAGCAATTTGTACTGCTTTACCATTGTAGTTACCTACTTGATAATCCCATTTTTTGATTGTAGCTTGATTAATACTTCTCTTAGCTAATGGTTTTTGTTGACCATCAGTAATTAATCCTGCATTCACTTTTTCTCTCCTTTCTGTCTCATTGAGACAATCTTTTTCTATATACCCACACGAGAAACAATATCCGTGCCCATCATCATAAATAGCAAAAGCATCAGAAGATGGGCAATTCGGACAAGGATTGTGAGTTAAGAAGTTGCTTTCTGGTTGCTCCACCATTCCCTCACATCGAAACAAGGGCACTCTTTGTCAGAAAATTCGTTATGTCCTACTACTTCTGCATCTGCGTAAGGTAGTTTACATTGCCAAACTAGCTTTTCAAGAGCATCCCATTGCTCCTTGGTAAAATTGTTTTCAGCTTTGTTATGTTCATCGAGTCCACCTACAAGACAAATTGAGACACTTTTGTCGTTCATTCCCTTGCAATGTGCACCAACTGCATCCATATCTCTGCCAGTTTCAACTTCACCATTTCGCCTTATGACATAATGATATCCAATTTTTCTCC